ATGACAGATGAAGAGCTAAAGCAGGAAATTGAGAAAGTTAAAAAAATGATTTCAGATTATGAAAGTTTGAAAACGGTGATTGCTCCAACTTCTGAAGAGTATGAACGACAGATGAACATTTTGCTCGACAGGCTGGGCAATCTATTGAAGATGAAAGATTAACAAAAAGCCCCTCTTGGGAGGGGTTTTGAAACTATACGATATGGATAATTTACAGGAAAAATTAGCAGAACTGAAAACCTATATAGGGAAAACGGACGAAGAAAGCAAGGCCAGATTCGATTCCTTGTCTGCGGAAATAAAGGCAATGAAGTTGACGGATGAAGAGAAAACCATCTTCAGTAACTTTATGATGCAGGGACTGGAGGATATCAGTAACAGTATGGATGTCATAGAACGGGAATTAAGAATCAGGGAACAGCTAAAAGAGGCTGTTGAGATATTGCCTTTGGCTTATATTGCTAGAAACTACTTTGGAAAGAGTGCATCTTGGCTGTATCAGCGCATAAATGGATATAAGGTGCGAGGAAAGGTCTATACGCTGAATCATGAGGAAATAGGTATCTTCAACCGTGCACTGAAAGAAATAGGAGAAAAAATAGGCTCACTGTCCATTACTGGTTAATGGCTGTTTCTTATGACACCTGATCCCCATGGTTGAGCTGCCATGGGGATTTCTTTTTATTGGATAATGCCGGGAAAATTCATATCTTTGCAGTCACAAGTATGTAGAACATAATTCTTAGTGCTTGGTTTGACTTTGGTGAGGGGGTGGTTCCCCTCACTTTTTTTATATCGGAAATCTTTGTTTATTGTTTAGTATAATGTCTATAAATTGTATGACACCTTTGAGGTTATATTATGTAGAAGCAATGTCGCATCTATATAAACAATTTCATAATGAGTAGAATTATAAAGAATTGTCCATGTACGTTAGAAGTATGGAGTGGTCCAGATGAACCAATTTTAAAAGAATGGAATATGTATTTTAACTGTAAAAATGAAATAAAGGAGTATTTAAAAAGTAAACTTCAAGAGTTTAAAGGGGACATGGTAGAATGTTATGTTTATCAACTACATAAGGGCAAACTTAGTGAAGTATCGGTGTGTTTTGAAGTAAAGTAAAGAAAGTTTCCAAAAGGATATTGAAAAGGCGGCTTATTGGGCCGCCTTTTCAAGGTTCTCTCTGATTTGTTGGAGCATCCGGAAAGCTCCGGCCATCTTATAGTTACCCAGACATTGCTTAGCCTGCATGATACAACTTTCAACAGTAAGTTTCAAATCCGGAGTAAAAGCCGCTTTGTTAATCTGCATTTCTTTTGGAAATTCATTGGCATGGTTATTGAACCATACGATCATTTCATTCAATTCCTCTTCGGAATAAGATTCTTTTTCAGCCATGATACATAAGTTGATGTTAATAGTATGCAAAAATAAAGGAATATATAATTCATGGGTTATCTTTTAACAAAAATATTATCAAAATAAAACCGTCCCTACTTATCACAAGCTGGAACGGTTCAGATTAGTTTCGTTTTTGACAATCTACTTCACATTTTATTGAACAAGATACCAATAGATTTGTTCAAAGGGATTTGCCTATTTCTAAAAATATTTGTTGTCACATTATTACGTATTACAAAAAAGGAGGGCATCGTGCATCACGAGCCCCCTCTCAAACTTTTATTATGAGATTGGCTTCTACTCCAAAATCACAGGGCAAAGATAGTGAAAATTCTATTCTTGCCTGCTGAATATATAATCCAATTGGAAAATTGTATTTTTTGCTATATAATTTTTGATAACAATTGTATAAAAAACACCCCGACTCATCACGAGCCAGAGTATTCAACTTATGAATTTCAAGTTTTATTATGAGGAATCATTATTACGCCAATGTTTTTTTCGCCAACAGCGCAACAATAATCAGTATGGTTACACAAACACAGGCAAAACCGAATTGTTCATGGAAATAAAAAAAACTTCCCGACTTATCACAAGCAGGGAAGTCTTAATCATAAATTTAAAGTCTTATTATAAGAAATCGTTTCCACGTTGTCGCCTGACCACCGCCAGTACGATAACAACAAGAACTGCCCCACTAACACATGTCAGAACTATTTGTTCAAGCAATTTGGATTCTCTTTTATCCTTCATCATTTCAGTGTACTCTTTCTCATGGATATCGGAAGAGCGTTTCTTGTCGGCATTGAGTTTTATAGTATCGTTTATAACCGATTTCTTGTCTTTTGCCTGATTGAAATTTCCCTCTATTTGCCCGTCCGCCAATAACGGAGGTTTCCCGGTCAGGCTATCGGGCGGTTTTCGGGTATCATAGATACGGAAATCAATCACATAGCTGCCATTAGTGGTTATCAGCTCTCTTAAAGAAGTAGTAGACCCATGTACGATATTGACCGATTCACTCGTGCTGTCCTTCCTGATTACTTCTGTGTCGGATTTGACAGCCTTATGCGAACTGCCACAGGCAAACAGCAGGAACAGACACATGAAGGGAGCCAGCAATATATGCCGGCTTACCCAGTTCATAACTCTAACCAACATAGTCTACAACTTAAGAACTTGCATCCTGTTATTTCCGTCAGCCCGATAACTGACGTGCACCCATGCAAAATTGCTTTCATCAATCAACTGGTCGAAAGGCAGATTCTTGCGGATATGCTCGAATAGTAGCTTATTCTGTTGCCTGTCTCCGGTATCAATGTCCGCCGCTTGTCCGCTCATGTGCTGGCTGGTTTTACTTCCCTTGACGGCCGCATTAAGTTCCGGACAGCGATAACCACTGTTTACTGTTATAGGCTTTCCCCACCATGTGCGTAACGGGTCCAGTACGTTATCCACCAAGGCAGTCAGAGCAGTCACATGCTCCTGTCTGCATCTGTTGTTGATACCCAAGCGGTCAGCAGTCGTTGACTTGCAGAGTTCCGCAATCGTAAAAAACTTCATTTCTTTTCCTCCTTATCTTTAATTAATGTAGCCCTGCGTGGTGGAATACGACGGCCGCATTCGCTGTCGGGCCTGTCACAACGGTTATGTTCGGCATCTTTCAATTGCAGTTCCAGCTCGTGGCACTTATGAATCCATGCCAGCTTATCAGACTGTTCATTACGAAGCTCAACGTATAACGCATCAATCTTAGCGTCACGCTGGGCGATACGTTCTTCCAGCCAGTCAACCTGCTTGCGCTCGTTCTCATCCTCCATCGAATCGGCGGACGCATCCTCTTTCCGTGCGTTAGTCTTGCGGTTCACCCAAAACGTGACACCCCAGCGGACAGCCTCCAATCCCCCGAAAGCCCCGATTATAGCCAACCAGTCGTTTAATTCCATTCTGTCTATTGTTTATCTGATTATAAAATACACACTTCAAAGATATCCCTATCCGCTTGCACCATCGCTGTCAAAACACCGAAATCCATTGTCACGATATGACAATAAAAAAAGAGCCTGATGACAATATTTATTGCCATCAAGCTCCTGGTTACCCTGCAAAGATAGTGAAAACTATTCCATATTCAATCCATATTGAAAAAAATAATCAGGAGCAATATTTCGATTATCCGAAGAATTTAAAGAGTCACAATATTAATAGAAAACAAATAGGATTCATGAAATCTACCGGTTGTCTATAAAATCAGATGTCCTCAAGCCTTTATCAGGAAACATCTTTACTTTTTTCCTTTGAACATTTTTCAAGTCACGCACAATGGTGCTGGAAAGTACCTCCGAATAAATCTGTGTGGTCTTTACGGAAGTATGTCCGAGCAACTTCTGGACTGTTGTAATCGCAACTCCCTGATGAACCAGCAGAGTGGCACAGGTATGACGGCTCACATGGTAGGTTATCCGTTTTTTGATACCACACAATCCGGCCAGCTTTCGAAGCTGCTTATTCACTTCCGAGTTACAAGGCAAAGCGGCAAAACTTCCGATATCCGGATAACGGTCAAGAATGCCCAATGCCCTGCTTTCAAACAGCAGATGTAACGGCAGACGGATTTCCACCCCTGTCTTGACGGATTTGAAGTACAGCCACCGTTTGCCGTTTACTCTAATGAAATTCTCAGGTGTGAGCTGGCAAAAGTCAGAATAGCGCAATCCGGTATAACAGCAGAACAGGAAGGCATCGAGCACATGGCGCATGGATTCCTCTTCCACCTCGACCGTTTCCAGTTTCTTCAGCTCGTCCGGGGTAAGAAACTCATGTCTGCCTTTCTCCTGTTTGATTTTGTACTTTCTGAACGGATAAGCGTCCGCGTGCATATATCCCTGGTTGATTGCCTCATTGACCAAGGTACGGAGCTGTCTCATGTGCTTGGCTATCGTATTGACCGCATTGCCCTTTTCCCTTGAGTATTGCTCAAAATCACGAAGGAATGTATAGGTAATATCCTTGAAGTCCAATCCGGAACGGAAGTCATTCAGGACCGCCAGTGTAGAGTGCAGGTTGTCCTTGGTGGACTGCTTCTTGTCCGAATTGTCAATGGCTGATTTGGCGAAAGTGGAGAAGCTGACATTCACCGTACTTTTCTTCTTGACAGCATCCTTCAGTAGTGAGAGTGTGGCAGGTATTCCGCGCTTCCAATACCCCAACTCTATGCCTTGCAGATACAGGATGTATTCATAGAGCATTGCGTTGAGTTCGTTAGATTGGTGGTGGTTAATGACTTGTGCCCTCTCACGGCTCCAGCACTCCGGTTTGAGGTAAACATTGGTCTTCAGGTAGATTTTCCTTTGGTTCAAATAGGCTTCAACCTGTACAAGAGCCGTGCCCTGCCTGTTAAGTGTGTTCTGGCGGTTATATACAAGACGGTATCTGATTTTATCCATTTTTCCGCAAAGGTGCGAAAAGATTAATGGAAGAAAGGTATCAATGTGGAACATTTCCACATCATCCCACACTATATGAGGAATTTTTCCATTTCACATATAATTAGTAAAATATTAACCAACTGATAATCAGACAAAATATTCTTTTGGCATAAAAATTGTCCTATCATTATCGTAAAACAATAACCATTAAAAATATAAGATTATGAAAAAATTTTTTGTTGCAGTAGCATTGGTAATGGGATTAGGAACAACAGTGGCATTTGCCGAAAATTTGACCTCAGGTGTTGAAACAGTCATGGCAGTAAATGACTTCACCCCTATTGAAGTGAAAGACCTTCCGGCAGCGGTAACGGAAGCAATCGCCAAAAATTTTGCGGAATCAACCGTCAAGGAAGCGGCGGTGGAAGCGGCAGAGGATGGCAGCAAGACCTATCAGGTTGTTCTGACAGACAAGGAAGGAACTGAAAGTACGGTGTTCTTCAATGAAAAAGGTGAAATACTGAAATAATATATTTTGCATCTCTTTGAATAAAGAACATAAAAAAGGCGGGATTCACCAATCCTGCCTTTTTCAATACAAACTGCTTTGCTAGCAAGATGCCTTACAACATCCAAGCTTAATGAATCAAAAAATAAAAACACATTCAGTTATTTGTAATGACAAAGTTATAACAAATATTTTAAAGAAAAATCTTATGCATAAAAAATGCACAGAATAAACTATATACAGACAAACATTTAAAATAATATTGTAATACAAAGGTCATTGGTACAAATCTTTCTGGAAGGACTGTTAGGGATAAATGATACATGGTACAAAAGGAGATTTGGTGAAATTACTGATTTTAATGAAGCTAATAATACTGGATATATGTTTGTCGATAAAACCCAATCATTGGATAATAAACCAAATACATCAAGTAATTATGGATTCTTGGAAACGATTGCTATTAATGATGTCACCACCAAACAAACTTTTGTAGATTTTCAGAGCGGATTTTTTATTCGAATATGTAATAATGGAACTTGGACTGATTGGAAACAAATACAAACAACATAATCTTAAAAATCAGTCATATTTTAATGAGATAAAACGGATGGGTGCCGGTCCACACCCGTCCGCTCCTTATGTTACCAGAGAATTATAGTATTTCTATATTTTCAGCATCATCCAGATTCTCATCAACTATATTCATGGATAAAGACAGGTCAACCCCAGTAGTATCCAAAAACAAAGCACTTACACGAAATGAAGCTGTGTTTGTCTTACTCCGAACGAAGAGATGATCATTTTTTTGTTTGAACTCTATTTCAGAAATCATACTACCGTTGACTTTCCTTATGATATAGGAGTTACCAGTCTTACTATTAATAAAGAACAAACCTGTAGAACCACCCCAATATACATACAATATCATACCGATATAGGCGTTAGATGAACTCGCTAGGCGAACGACACATACTTCTTGAACGGAGTCTTTATTGCAAACCAATATAGGAGAAAGAACGCCTTTTCTCAAGAGCCCTTTACTTCCTAAATTGGCAATCGGCATTAGTTCTTCCAGAAGTGCAAACAGATAAATTTTATGTCAAAGAAACCGTCTTCCAGGTTCCCCAAGCACCATTCCACCATTTTATTCTAAACACTAAAAAACCACCATAGTTATTAGTCCTAAATTGTACTGTTGACTGTCCCAGATTGTGACTGAAAACAAGAAGCGTTTGATCATTGTATGAAGTGCCTTTTATTGCATATACTCCAGGCTCATACACTTTATCAATATCGTCTTCAGTTTCTAACTGGATATACCCTTTTCCTTTAAATATAGTACTACTGCTAACTCCTAACAGTCCTTCCAGTACTGAGGCATTGGCTTTCAACGCCTCACTTAATTCCATCTTTTCCATAATATTTTTTATTTACCAGTTTCCAAATTGTTTTTCTTATAATCCTGCCATGAGTCGGCGAGCTGCCCCACCGAAGCGGAAGTGTAGAGGTCAAGTATATGAATCTCGTCATCGGCAAGCTCCACAAGCTCGTTCCGATAGATCTTCTCCGCAAGCACGTGCGCCGGAAGACCGGGCACGTTCCTGTAAATGCCGTCAGCAATATCCTTACGGATATCCGCTATCACCATATCCTGTCTGTCTATCCCCGTGAACAGGGGAAATTTTGTAAAATCAACTTTCATACTTCTTAATTAAATACTGTTATCCGCAATAAAACATAACCCAATAATTGCCCATACATTTAACGAATCCGGACGCATAATCCAGATCAATGGAGGACATCTCTTTTCCTCCGGGGGCAGGCAGGATGCGTCCTCCCTTAAGTCGTACCCCGCCGTTCATACGTTTGAAGTATATGGTATGTCCCGGAACATCCGGAGGAAGTGTCACTTCTATATTACCCGTATTAATAAACATCACATTGTCATCATTGTTATTCAGGGAAGTGCTGTCGGATATGTTCCTCCAGTTCCCCACTATGCCATGAAGAGACACATAACTGTCATTGTTCGGATGAAGGAAAATGTTACCCCCCTCCACGAACAGAGGAATGCTCGGAGTCTTGATGTGCATCCCGATCATGGGATTCGGACTCTGTATGTCAATTCCGGCATCATACGCAATTCCTTCAATGGTGACAAACTGCGTGTTTCCCCCGATTTTCACACGTGCAAATGTCCTTTTGTAGATACTAATTGAAAAGTGCGCCAATATTCCAGTTGAAAATTGCGCCAC